GAATGAACTCCCGAAAGTTTGCGCTTGCTGAAGATGTAGAATCTGCTATTGTTGAGGAGTTTACTACCTGATTATGACACACCACGTTGCCCATATGGACAAAATGCTGTTTGATTTGAAACAGCAATATCAAGCACAAATCAGTCGTCTTCAGAATAAAATCAGCGAACAAGAGCAAGAGATTGCTAAACTCAAAACTCTAATTTCTCTTCTTTCTATTGAACGTGAATATGATTGCTGAGTTTCCTCACAAAGCACCTAAAGATTATAGCTATGAGTTTGAAGAGTTTAAGCGGGGTGTCGTTGCTATTTGGTTACGCTGTCATCGCAAGTTTGACTACAATAATGGTGCTTCGACCAGAACAATGTGGGGATTTTACAAACCCAAAACCAGGGAATACTTTGCCCCAGTCAATAGTAAGACCATCGGTGCTTGTGTAAATATTCGGGACACGCGAAATTATACCGCGATGCCTCTGAAACTTACTCCTTTAGAAGCAGCATTTGTATGAACTACGAACCGCAAGTCAACGATTATGTAGAATGGTCAAAAGGTGTTGAAGGTTGGGTTTATTTCAAAGACAAAGAATATATCACTATAGAATATAATGTTAGACCAAAAGATGAAGTCAATCTAGTCTGTTGTCCCATTCACAGAAATGAACGATTGCTTGTGATTTGTTATGCTGAACAATGGAAAGAATTAAAATACATCAAGTCACGAACATCAATCTATGAAAAAACCGAAAAGTGTATGGCGATTGCTTGCTAAGGCACTTGGAGAAAAAGCAAGTAAATGTGATAAAGAAGCAGATAAAGTAGCACTCATTCGCTTATTGATTACTTCGCAAATTCTTATCACAAACTGTTTCATCATCTATGGTGTCATAAGAGTGAATCATTTTCCGATAGATAAACAACAAAAGATTGAAGTTGTGATTGATGCTTCAACTCTCCCAGATTATCAAACACCAGAACCAAGAAAGAGTAACAAACCTTTTGAGTTTGAATAAATATTTCAAAAAACAAAAAGATGTTGACATTTAGAGAGTTCTACGAAATCTGCGAAGGTAAGAAACCTGATACTCCACCACATGCAGTTGCAGGAACTGTCAATAGAGATTCAAGTGGTACTTTAACTTATACTCTTCAATCTTATGATGGACCAAAGGGTAAACCATCAAAAAAAGAAATTGAGAAAAAAGTATTGAATCAAAGTGGTGGAAAGAAAGTAGAAAAACATGCTAAGAAAGTAGCAAAAACAATCAATAAAATTAAAGAGGATATTGAGCAGCGAAGACAAGAACTTCGCCAAAAACAATTGAAGCAAATGGCAACACATAAGCAAAATGTTGCTAATTATCATACATCCCAAAGAGATAGGCAAATAGCAGCACAAGAAAGGGAACAATTAAAGAAAGAAATTAAAAGAGAGTTGCAATCAGAACAAACTCCAACTATGCAACCAAGTGATTATAATAAACAAATCGCAAAACAATCTTTGCGTTGGAAAGGTATGCAAATTCGTCAGGCACATGGGGAGATGGAGCATGAAGCAGGTGCAGAATTGTCAGCAAAGAAAGCAAGATTGAAGGCAATAATGTCCAGGTAATAAAGTGGACCTATAATGTAAGCATGAATGATTTTATGGACTGCTTCGATGATCTGCAAATTGAAGAACTTGAAAACTTTGATTTTGTTGGTGAAGATTTGATTGATCTTATCGAAGATGATAAGTTCAATATGAATGATTACCTTAACGGAAACTATGACTACTGAGTGACAGTTTAGAAACTGACCACTAAATCACCCACATAGACTCACAATCCTTTATCATACTCAAATGACTGAAAACATCCCTAACGTTCTGCACCACATTCGTGAAATGAAAGATACTTGGCGTCGTCAAGATTTCACATTCACTAAGCAACAGCAGGAAGAATATGACCTCTTGATTGCTACTCGCCGCGAACGTGTTAAGCAGCATTATGCTGAGGGACGAGTATTCAAAGGTTCTTACAAAGCAAAGGAAGATGACATCTAAATACTAGAAAGTAGTGTTTAGATAGTCAAATGAAATCATTTCAGGAGTTTATGTCTCTTTGCGAAGAAGTTGAAGACAAGTCAAAACGTCTTGGATTTGCTGCGACGATTAAAACTGCTCAAGCGGGTGGTAGAGTTCGTCCAAAACGCAAAAAGACTGCTCCTGAAAGACGCCGTATGAAAGCGGTTGGTGGTGGTAAAATGGAACCAGCTAAAGAATACAAACCACGCACAGATATTGGACAACAACGTGCTGCATCTACTAGAGAACAGCAACCTGAACAAGAGAGAGGTTCTGCTAGAGAAAGACAATTAGCAGCAGCAAAAGAAGAAAGAAGAAAAGCAGCACAAGCAAGAATTGCTGCAAAGAAAGCAGGACAAAAACCTGCAGCAGCACAACCATCTCAAGCAGAAGTTAAGAAGACTGCATCTAAACTTCTTTCTGCAAAGAAACCAGCAGAGAAACCATCAACACCAGCAAAACCACGCAGAAAATGGGAACATGAAGGTGGTGGTGGAATGACACGCCAAGAAAGAGATAGAGCAAGAAATGCTGAGAAAACAGCAGCAGCACAAAAGACAAAGAAAAGTGCTACTGAGATTCTTGCACAAATGCGTAGAGAATATGAAGAAGGTGGTGGAAAGTGGAGTAATGCTGTTGCAGTTCGTATGAGAGCAAAAGCAAAAGCAGCAGCAGCAGCAAGTTGAGGGCAATTAAAGTTACTCACCTCCAAAGTGGACCTGTAGTATAAGAACTGAACCAAATTATGAAAGTTTCCGAGAAACCCCAAATCATCAACGGTATGGAACACATGGTTACTACTGTTGATGGTTTGGATAGAGTGGAAATTAACAACAAACTTCATCATCTTGGTGATCAAATTATGAAACTCAAAGCTGAACAAAACCACCTTTTTCAGATGAGAGATATGATTGATCGCCAGAATGAACTGAGCGAAATGAATGACTTATTTGACGAAATGTTCGGAGGTTGATTAACTTCAACTAGCACCCTTCTAGAATCTCCTAGAAGGGTGCTATTCCTATCTTTAGATACCAAACCACTTGGAACTGTGAATTACATTCAAATCCCTGATTATGTTTTTGATAACATCATCAATAACCTGCAGAGAGGTTATGATGTATGTAATGCTGTTGATTATATCTCCGAAGATTTTGAGAAGTCTGCAGAGTATGCAACTGGGTACAGTCGTGCTACAATAGCAAGTGTACTTGAAGACCTTAAGCGATACAAACAGACTGCAAATTAAAGTTACTCACCTTGAAAGTGGACTTATAGTATGAGCACCAACATTATGAACATTCAACTTCGCCCTCATCAAGAACGCGGAGTTGCTGCTATGCTGCAGCACAACAAAGGTCAAGTGATTGTACCTACTGGCGGAGGAAAAACGCTCAAGATGATTTACGATGCTCTGCGTGAGTTTCAGTCTGAAACTCCTAAGACGATTGTAGTAGTTGCTCCTCGCATCTTGCTTGCTGAGCAACTCTCTGCTGAGTTTCTTGAGTTTATCACTAACGCCAAAGTTTTCCATGTTCATAGTGGAGAAACTCATCACGAATCTTCTACTCGCCCTCGTGAGATTCGTAACTGGGTTGATGCTAATGCCGACAATCACAAACTGATTGTAACCACCTACAACTCCCTGTCGCGTCTTCAAGTGGCAGAGATTGATGTGGACACGATTTACTTTGATGAAGCACATAATTCTGTTCAACGTCACTTTTTCCCTGCAACTGAGCACTTTGCTGCTAATGCAAAGCGTTGTTATTTCTTTACTGCAACCAGGAAAACATCACTCACTCCATCTAAACCTGGAATGAACGATGTTGATGTGTATGGTAACATCATCTGTCGTGTTTCTGCTCCTGAACTTGTTGATGGAGGTTACATTATTGCTCCCAAAATTGTAGCAAAGAAGTTTGATGTTCTTGCACCAAAGCAGGTAACTGCTGAGTGTGACAGTAGCAATCTAACCGAAACCCTTGATGATATTGATTGTAAGAAAATTTTGGTCTGTGTTAAGTCTGCGAAGCAACTTATCAACCTAATGTCACATACTGACTGTGCTGCTCAACTACATCAGCGTGGTTATTCTTACCTTTACATCACCTCAAAAACGGGAGCGATTATTGATGGTAAGAAAGTGAATCGTGAGGTATTTTTTGACACTCTCAACGCTTGGGGTCGTGACCCTAACAAGAAGTTTGTTTGTCTTCATCGCTCTATCCTGAGT